ATGTTTAAAAAACTGTTAGAACTACGCCAACAAAAAGCGGAAAAAGTCGCAGCAATGCGCGCTATGTTAGACAAAGCGGAACAAGAAAACCGCTCATTAAATGATGCCGAAAACGTTGACTTTGAAAAGTTGAAAGATTTGGTTAAACAATTGAGCGATGAAATCGCCCGTTATGAAACGGTGGCCGATGAAGAACGTAACATTGCCGACAAAGGCAAGCCGGTAGAAACACGCGGTAAAACCTTCAGCAATGACGAACTACGCCACTACATTAAAACGGGTGAATTACGAAATCTTTCCACCACCGGTCAAGAAGATGGCGGTTATACCGTGATCCCACAATTGGATAAAGACGTAATGAAACGCTTAACCGATGATAGCGTGATGCGTCAAATTTGTAACGTGGTCCGCTTGCCGGTTGGTGCGAAAGAATACAAAAAACTTGTTTCCGCCGGTGGTGCGGTAGTGGCCCATGGTGAGGAAGGTCAAGCCCGCAATGACACCGCCACACCGAAACTCCATGAAGTCACCATTGCGTTAAACCCTATCTATGCTTATCCGAAAACGACTCAAGAAATCTTGGACTTCTCCAGTATTGATGTTTTAGGTTGGCTGACTGATGAAATTACCGAAAGCTTCACCGAAACCGAAGAAACCGACTTAACCGGCGGCGACGGCACGAAGAAATCAAAAGGCTTCTTATCCTATGAACGTTCTACCGAAGCGGACAAAGTACGCGCCTTTGGTAAGTTACAAAAATTAGACGTTGCTGGTGCCGACAAAATCACCGCCGATACGCTCATTGATTTGTTCTACACCTTACACAGCAAATACCGTAAAAATGCCGTTTGGGTGATGTCTTCCACTATTGCGGCGGCATTACAAAAACTCAAAAACAAAAACGGCGATTTTATTTGGCGTGATGGTTTAACCGTAGATGCGCCTTCTACCCTTTTAGGTCGTCCGGTTTACTTCCTTGAGACCATGCCGGCAAGTGGTGCCAATAAACCGGTAGTTGCCTTTGGTGACTTCAAGCGCGGTTACTTCATTGTAGATCACGAAACCGGCGTAAGAACCCGCCCCGATAACATTACCGAACCGGGCTTCTATAAAGTCCATACCGATAAATATCTTGGTGGTGGCGTGGTAGATAGTAACGCAATCAAATTCATTGAAGTTACGGCTTAATCGTCAAATTCCAACGGGGGCAATTAAGCCCCCTTTTTGTTAAAAGGGAAAGTATGAATAAAGAATTTGAAATCCGTTCATCCGAAATCACCGCAGACAGCGAGAATAAAAAACTGGTTGGCTATGTGGTGAAGTGGAACAGCCCTTCTGAAGTGCTTTATTGCGATTTTGTAGAACAATTCAGTGCGAATGCGTTTAGTGAAAGTTTAAGCAGCGGTGCCGATGTACGGGCGTTATTTGAACACGATCATTCCAAACTATTAGGGCGCACCCGTGCGGGAACCTTAAAACTGGAAGAAGACACAATAGGCTTACGTTTTGAATTAATGCCACCTGATACCACCTTAGGGCGTGATTTATTGGTAAGTGTTGAACGCGGCGATATTACCGGAATGTCTTTCGGCTTTTGGGCTAAAGAAGAAACATGGAATTTTGATGTAGAGCCTTGTCAACGCACAGTGGCCAAAGCCGAATTATTTGAAATCACCGTTACCAGCATTCCTGCCTATCCTGAAAGTAGCGTTGAGATTGCCAAACGATCAATGGCAACCGCGAAGGGAAAAACGCAAGGAAAATCCACCGCACTTTTGAAACAGTGGCTTGATGTGGCGGAGGCGTAATATGTGGAACCCGTTCAGACGAAAAGAACAACGCAGCGCACCGATGGCAATTAATGAGCTGCTTTCTTATCTTGGTGTATCAAATACCGGCGCAGGGGAATTTGTCAGCCCGAACACGGCGGAAAGTTTACCGGCGGTGATGAGTGCCGTTACTGTTATTTCAGAAGCGGTGGCCAGTATGCCTTGTTATTTGTATCAGCTTAAAGACGATGGCCGCGAGCGCGTTTATCGTCACCCGGTGGACTATCTCTTAAACGAGATGCCAAACCGTAGCCAAACACCGTATCAATTCAAATACACCATGATGCGTCACTGCCTATTAAATGGTAACGCTTATGCGGTGATTGAATGGAACAGCAAAGGCGAACCGGTCAGCCTTACCCCGTATGAACCAAGTGCGGTCAATATCTATCGCAAAGTTGGCGGTGAGTATATCTATCAAATTACCGATTTAGACGGCAACAGCAAAAACTATCTTCAAGATGAAATCCTACATTTACGCCATTCATCCCTTGATGGCTTTATGGGTCGTTCCCCAATTACGATTTGCCGTGAAACCGTGGGCTTAGGTATCGCTCAACAGAAACACGGATCGGCAGTGATGAAAAACGGATTAATGGCGAGCGGATTAATTACTACCGCCGAATGGTTGGACGATGCCAAAGCACAAAAAGCGGTAAAAGCCCTTGAACGTTACAAAGGCGCGAAGAACGCAGGGAAAACACCCATCCTTGAAGGCTCAATGGAATATAAACAGTTAGGCATGACAAACCAAGACGCAGAATGGTTAGCAAGCCGTACGTTCACAATTTCCGATATTGCCAGAATCTACAACATTAGCCCAATTTTCCTTCAAGACTACTCCAATAGCAGTTATTCAAACTTTAGTGAAGCCAGTCGAGCCTTTTTATCGCAAACCTTGCGCCCTTGGCTAACCAATTTTGAACAGCAGCTAAAAGATGCCTTGATGATTGATTTAGGCAGCAACAGCAAGAAACGTTACTTAATTGAATTTGATACAAGCGACTTATTGCGCACAAGTCAAAGCGAACGCTTCAAGAGTTACGATGTGGCAATTAAAGCCGGTGTAATGTGCCCAAATGAAGTCCGCCGCCGTGAAGGTTTACCGCCTTATGAGGGTGGAGAAGAATTTAGCCAAGCATGGAAACAAACCGTAGAAGTTAAACGCGGTGATGAACAAGAACCGGGGGCAAGCGATGGCAATCATGATTAAGGCCGGAAAGTATAACAAGGTGATTAGCCTACAAAAGCAAGTGAACGAACAGAACGACTACGGCGGTATTGTGAGTAAATGGAAAACCGTTGCCAATATCCGGGCGGCGGTTGAACCATTACAAGGTAGAGAGTTCTTCTCCGGTGCGGTGCCATTAAATGAAAATACTGTGCGCATTCGCATACGTTACGGAACTAATGTTGATAACACTATGCGCGTGAAATATGGGAACCGTTCGCTAGAGATAATGAACATTATTGATAGTAAAGAAGCGCACAAAGAACTACAGCTTATCTGTAAGGAGTTGACTGGCAATGGTGGAAATTAATTTAACGATTGATGAAATCAAAGCGCACTTAAATCTCGATCATGATTTGGACGATGAATTATTGGAAGCCTACAAGAGCACCGCATTGGAAGTCTGTCGCAAGCATATCGGCAAAACCTTTGGCGAGGAAGAGACGGAGCAAACTGTTCCCTTTACCCCGGCGATTAAGGTCGGTTGCTTAATGTATATTGCTTACCTTTACACCAACCGCGAAGCCGTCACCGACTTAGCCAATCTTAAACCGGCGCCGATGACAATTTCCGCTTTGTGGGACGTGTATCGAGAGCCATGCGTTTACTAAGGATTTAGTAACCGATGCCATACCAACCGTTAAGACGTTGTAGCTATCCCGGATGTAGAAACAAAGTAAAGGCAGGTAGATGCGAGGAGCATAAGCCCAAGGATACCCGCCCAAGCAGTAGCGCCCGCGGTTACGACCACAAGTGGAGCAAATACCGCGCACAATACTTAAAGCATCATCCCCTTTGTGTGATGTGCTTAGAGCAAGGCAAATATACTCCGGCAACAGTGATAGACCATATCAAGCCGGTAGAGAACGGGCAAGCCGATCCGTTGTTTTGGGTAGCAAGCAATCATCAGCCTTTATGTCGTGATTGTCACAGCTATAAAACACGAGTGATAGACCAACGCGGATTTGGTGCGAAGAAAGACGGAAATCCGTCTAATATTATAAAACAATGAGTTACAGAACAATTTAGAGGGTGGGGGCAATTTCAAAAAGAAAGTGGCAACCCTACGGAACCGCCCGCCCACTCAAATTTTTACGCGCGGCAATTTTTTTGAAAATAAACTATGGTCATAATGACCATTCTTCTATACAAGAAACTAATAGGCCGAATTTTGGGCTTTGCTTTAAAATCAAATAATTGGAGTAAAAATGACGAAACGAACTAAATATAAAGCCCCCGATTTCTTAGACGAACTGGCTAAAAGCCAATGGAAAGCACGCATTACGCAGCTTTCGTATCGTGGCGATATTAAACCGGAAGATTTAACCAATCTTGAAATCTACTGTATTAATTATTCACTATTCCGAAGTGCGGTAGCGGATATTGCGAAAAACGGCTTTTCCATTGTAAACAGCCAGGGTACACAGTCACGCAATCCGGCACTTTCAGCGAAAGCCGATGCGGAAAAAGTGATGATCAAGATGTCCGCACTTTTGGGCTTTGACCCGGTAAGTCGCCGTAAAAATCCAGTAGAAACGGACGTTACTGATATGTTGGATGAAATCCTCACAATGTAGGCGAAAATGGAAATCTGGCACGAATACGCGAAGAAAGTTCAATCAGGTGAAATAGTGGCTTGTCGTAAGATAAAACAAGCCGTAGCGCGTTATTTTGACGATTTAGCGAACCCCGCTTATTTCTTTGATGAAAGTGCGGTAAATAAATTCTTGGCTTTCTCCCGCCTATGCCCGCACGTTAAAGGGCATTTACGCGGGCAACCAATCGAGCTTTCAGACTGGCAGACGTTTCTATTCGCTAATCTGTTAGGCTTTAAGCGCACCGATACCGGACTGAGAAAATATCGTTCCGCTTATATCCAAGTGGCGCGGAAAAATGCCAAGTCCACCGTGGCCGCCGTGTTGGCTAATTGGTTCCTACTGATGGAATCGGGCCAACAAGATATTTACACGGCAGCAGTAAGCCGAGACCAAGCCCGCATTGTGTTTGATGATGCGCGTCAAATGTGCCTACTTTCCCCGCCGTTGCGCAAACGGCTCAATATTCAGCAGCATAAACTGATTAATCCGAAATCAAATAGCCTAATGCGCCCGCTGGCGGCTAAATCCTCAACCATTGAGGGAACCAACCCAAGCCTCGCCATTGTGGACGAATACCACCTACACACTGATAACAGCGTTTACAGCGCATTAGAACTAGGGCAAGGCGCACGCCCGGAAGGTTTACTGTTTGCCATTACCACAGCAGGAAGTAACGTTATTTCCGCTTGTAAGCAGCACTATGATTATTGTGCCCAAATCTTAGAAGGGAATGAGCAGAATGACAGCTTATTCGTACTGATTTTTGAACTGGACGAAGAAAGCGAAATTGATAATCCGGAAAACTGGATAAAAGCCAATCCGAATATCGGTAAATCCATTCCTTACCTTGATTTTGAAAACACAATCAAGAAAGCCCGAGGGATTCCTTCCGAGTGGGTGGAAATGCTTACCAAGCGTTTTAATGTTTGGTGCCAAGGAACAACGCCATGGCTAGGTGAAGGCAATTGGGCGCAGTGCGCACGAAATTACACGGAAAGCGACTTACTTCACCAAGATTGCTATTTAGGCTTGGATTTATCTAGCACCAACGACTTAACAAGCCTTTGTTACACCTTCCCACAAGGGAAAAAAGTGCGGTTGATTACCCGGCATTATATTCCTGAATTTCAGCTTAACAATGTGGCCAACAAGAACCGGGCTATTTATCGAAACTGGGTGCGCCAAGGGTGGCTAATTGCCACAGAGGGCGACTGTATCGACTATGACAAAATCCGCGATGATATTTTAAAAGACGCGGAAAACTTCAATATCAAAATGATCGGCTTTGATGTTTGGAACGCCACGCATTTACGCACGCAATTACAGGCAGCAGGCTTGGAAGTAGAACCATTCCCGCAAACCTATCAACGATTTAGCCCGGTGGCTAAAAGTGCGGAAGTATTGATAAATCGCCAAGTGATAGAACATAACGGCGATCCGGTGCTTTCGTGGGCATTATCCCATGTTGTGATGGAAACCGATGCGAACGCCAACATAAAACCAAATAAGAAGAAGGCCGCAAACAAAATCGATCCGGCAGTAGCTTTCTTGATGTCATTCGGCACTTATCAACTTGAATATGGCGATCTGATTTTTGAGTTATCGGAAGAACACAAACAGGCATTGGAACAATTTAACGGGATTGATTTATGAGATGTAAACAGGCAAAGCAAAACTTACTTCTTTCAGCGGTGAATCACTATAAAAAATCGACCGCACTTTTTACCTTTGTCAGCCTTTACGATGATGAAGAACCCTATGCAATAAGTGAAGTTATTCACGCATTAAAATGTAAATGTAATGCTGCAAAACGTGAAATAGATAGCAGGCAGAATAGCCCTAATATGGAAGTGTTAGAAACAATTTACCATATCGCGCACAAAAATCTTGAAGATATGAAGAAGGCAGAAAGAAGAATTGCGAAAAGAAGATAAAATAAATCCCTACGTTTCACAACGTGGGGATTTTTTATACGTGACTACATTGCACAAACATATTATCAAATTGCTAATTTTTAAAATTTTCCCTAAAAAAGGCTTTAGGGTACGTACTACAATTTTGTAGCGAAGTTATTATAATCTAAGCACAAAAATAAGAAATAAACGTAGCTTACCGCATTTAAACTTTGATAAAATAGAGCAAGAAATAAACAGGGCGACAAAGGGGCGGGAAGAATGATTAAATCAGTTTTATCCACATTTGGTTCATTTGTATTTTCTGCTTTAGATTTTTTGTTATTTTTAGCCATATTACTTTTTATAGGCTTTTTGGCTTTCATCTTTTGGCCAATATTAAAATGGCCTTTACTGGCTTTTCTAATATGCGCTATCGTCTTCTTTTGTTATCTAATATACAAGATAAAAGAGAAACCAAAACCACTAGAACAAGACGAAGTATTATCTGATTGGGCCAAACAGGAATTACAACGCCCTATCATTCAACGGATTTTACAAAAACAAGAGCAAAATAAACCATTCATCACCGGCGCAATAACCCATGTTAGCGATGACGGAAAAGAAACTCGATTAGGCAATATCACTATAAACCTAAAAGACAAATAACCAAATAAAACGCACCTAGGCTGATCCCCGAAAGCAAGAAACCTTATCTTGTTGGTGCGTTCCTACCATAAGGGCAAAATGCGAAAGGGGCATTTTATGGAACTTTTACCACTCGATTATTATTCATTAAATCAATCGGTCGATTTTATCAATCAAAGAACTAATTCAGCTATAAAGGAAAATCTTTTATATTCTTATGCGATTGAAGAAAAAATAAGATTTTTATTACAAATTGAGATTAAAGACAATCAATTAGTAAAAATAGGCAGAAATGAGTCAGAAGGATTTTTTATTTCTGATGATTCTGAAATTTATTTTAAAGAACGATCCATAGAGTGCGAAGATAAAATCGGTTTACATTTAAAAGATTGCTCATCCTCTCTTAGTATTGTTCATAATAATGAAATAACTCTTGATGGAGATGATTTATACTTATCTTTCAATAAAGCAAAAATAACAGAATATAAAGGATATATTGTTTTACATCCTGAGTTATTAGATCTATTTTGTAATCAGTCTTTACCACAGCACGGAGTGAAAAATACAAATTATTTATTATTAGATGAATTTAATGTCCAAACGCCTTTTGAAGCTGATATTTTCACTTCTTTTAATTTTAGAATGGAATATCCAAAATATAATGAAGATGAAAGGTTATATATAAAACATACTTTCAGAGTTAATTTTAGTGATATAAAAATCAGTTATGATGATTTAATAAAACTATTTCCTTCTGAAAATGCGTGGAGAGAACAAGCGAATTTAAAACAAGAAATAGCCAAATTAAAAACAGAGATACTAGATAAAGAAGCAGAAAATAATCAGTTAAAGCAGCAGATAAGCGAGCAAAACAGCCCTATTCTATTAGGCGTACACCGCAATGATGATTTATTAAAGATTGCCATTGAAGTTCGCAATAAATACTGGGCGGATTATCCCGAAAATGTAAAATCTAACGCACAAATAAGAGATTACATTATACGAGAGTATGGCGTGGCAAGAACCACCGCAGAAGAAATAGAAAAAATCGCTTGCCCTATCAACAGAAAGAAAAATTAGATTTTCCCTAACCCATTGATTTTATTATATCCTCCCTATATAGGGGGGATATTTTTTTATAACCACTCTATATCTCCCTTATATCCTACTGGTGCTTTAATGCCTCTCGTTCGAACAACTCAACGGAATAGAACGCTATTCCACAGTGTTAAACAAACGATAGGTATTTTTTATGAGCAAAACAGAAAACTTAAACCCTCAACAAAAACTAATCTCCGGTGAAATCGCTTGCCATATTGTTGGCTTTGGTCGCACCAAACTCAACGAGCTTGTAAAAGCTAAACAATTCCCACAACCGATCCGCTTTTCACAAAACTTTGTCCGTTGGGACTTAGAAGAAGTGAATGCGTGGATTGAAGAACAAAAAGCCGCACGTGCTTAAGGTGGTGGAAGATGAACGAAGCAAGAAAACCAACACAATTCTTGAAAGTGTTACACCGTTTAATTTTTTCTAGCATTAGCGGCATCGATGGTTACTCAATGGGCATGACGTCAGCGCGTAACTATATCAGTGAACTTGAACGCAATCATTTAACCGGCAAAGTGAAACGTACAACGGAAAAGACTGCGGATGGAATGGGGCAATATTACCGCTATGAAATCGCAGATGCCGAACAGTTAAAACAGGTGATTGCCATTTACAAGGCTAAGGGAGGTGAGCTTACTGCGCATGAAGAACAGCAAGCCTACTTTCGATTCCGTTAAAAGAAAAACGCCACAAGGCTCACCTAAGTGACGTTATCAAGCTATAAGGCTCGCCCAAATAGCTTTAATCATGCCTGAACAATAAAAACTTAACGCGTTACGCTTGTTGTTGAAGTTAAGTTTTTGTTTTTCGCTCAATCTTTAAAGAACGTAGAGAAAAAAAGAAATGAACTCAAAACATAGTTATTTTATACAATTTACAAAAAATTTCAATATTTCCGCTTTACAAAGTGCGGTCAATTTTGCTAAAGTTTTCGCGCAGTCGCAAAAAACGACTGCCAGCCGTGAGAAGCTGAACTATTTACATCAGGCGAACGATAGCACGCCTTTTAACCGTGCTTTTTTTATTCGTAACATTCGCACACCTCAAAGCAATGCGGATTTTGTTTTCAATCTAAATCCGATCATTCTCTCAATGGTAGAGCGTAATGAGCAGTCTTTGACTGGCTGTCTTCCATATGTGGCAGTTTTCCACCTTGTTACGTTCTACCGCCCGACCGTGGAAAGTCTAGCGGTAGTTCTTGAAAACAAACATATGGAACTTACGCAAATGTATCAATTCATTTTTGCGCTTATTCGCGCACCTCAAATCAAAATTAGACTTCTTGCCGATACTGAACAACAAGCACGCTCACGTTTTACTGATGGCGATACCTTGTTATTCGTTGGCAGAATCAACCAAAACCCACTCAAAAACAACCGCACTTCTTCAATTTATGGAAATAATCACAGCTTGCCGAAATGTGAAGATGCAGGTAGTATTGAAAGCACTACTACACGAAAGGGCAACCGCAACCCTTATCAATGCGGTATTTTTTTACCTAAAATTCATTCCTTGCACGTTCCTGAAAAATCGGGTGCGTTGTCTTATATCGAATTTGCGGTACGGTTGAGAGATCGAAATAAGGCTTTAAGCACGAATCAGATCCGCTCTTTTCGTGGAGTAGTTGAGACCGTATCGCACCCTATGGGCGATACTTCCAAAAATACTAAACACGGAAATCCAACAATGAAAATCTACCCCAAAAATAACCGCACTTTAGCGACATTTCCTACCCTTTCTGTACCTGTAACACAAGGGGGCGCAAATGTTTAATCAATCAATTTTATCTGCACTTCAAGTGATGGCGGACTTTAACGACATTAACAACTATAAGCAAATCCCTATACCAATGAGTAAGGAAAAATTAACAGACTTACGCAGTGAATCTGAAAATCTTTGCGAATCTATCGAATATGGCTTAATGCACTTAGGCGACTTAATGCAAACCCTAGGCAATCTTGCCGACACAGAGCAGGATTTTACACGGGAGGCAATGAGTAACGATAACGTGAAACATATCGGGGGATTAATCAAGGCAAACGCCTATCTTCTCAATGCGTTAAGAGAAACCGCCAGCTTAAGCGAATATTATCTTGCTGGTGGCTTAGATGGGGAGATTGAAAGAAATGATGATTAAACCGAACCTACCCTATCAATTAATCTTTGTTTATGACAATGGCGACCAATTCATAGAGGGAGAATATGGCACGCTTAGAGAGGCGTTACAGGCAAAAATCAAATGTAAGCACGAAATAGGACAAGCTGATATTTGCGGTCGAGTGTTAGAAGTGATCACGATTTTGAAGGGGGAAGAAAATGAAAGCTAAAAAAATCAAAGCATTCAAAGAACCATATACATCGACACCCGAGCAGCTAGAGAAATCTTGTAAACGGATTAAACAATTCTTAGCCTTTGCAGAAGATTATCTACACTCTGGACACTACAAAGGATTGGCGGCATCAATCGAACAAATCAAGAAAGCAGCAACAATTAGAAAGGTGGCACAACATGAAACCAAGTAACCCAATGCAACAACTTCAACAGTGGAAGAAAAACAACGAGCAAAGAAAGATAAATCAGTTCGTGAATGAAATGAACCGCACTAAGAATTTAGCAAGCGATAGTGGGGTATCAGGCAACGGCGTACACCCTAACAAGCTCAAAATTGAGCTGGTTAAAAACTGCGAAAGTGCGAAACAAATTGTGAAAGTACAGAATGTAAATTTGCATTCTGAGCAAAATACGCAAGGAAACGCACGTAGCGAGGCTAAAAGCAAATATCAAGGGAAACTCTACGCGAATCCATTAGCCTTTAAATTCGCCCAGCTTACGCGCCAATTCAAACTAATTTTGGACAGCAATCGCAAGTGTTTAGAAGTTTACCCCGATGATTTTCATCATAAGCTCAAAATGCGTGATGAAATGATGGACTTAATCGACCGATTGAAAGCGGGTGGCAAGCTCTTTAATGCACTGGCTAAATCTCAAGGGGGAACATTTTGCCGGGATAATCAAGCTACCCTAAAAGACTTCAATCAGGCTAACGGTTATCTAATCCATAAGTTTGGCGAGGTAGTGGCTCAAATTGAGCGACTAAATATTGAACGAGTTGAGGGCGAGAAATTACAGGGGGCGAGCAATGAGTAAAACCGCTTTTGTTTTAACTGCTGGCGTTCATGTTTTTGAGGGTTCTTTTATGCCGATTGTTATTGCAATGCGAGAAAGCAAAGAGGCTATTTTAGAACTTCATCGCACCTATACCCTGCAGGGGAAACTTACGAATATCAGAGCCATTAATTTAAATCATTACACGCTAGAGATTAGCTTAGGCAATGCACGTGCGCCTATTATTCACGCAGAGGGAAAAAGAGAACGTGCGGAGGCTGAGGAGGCGATAGCTCCTTTCAAAACACTCTACCCTACCGCTCAAATTCGAGTGATTCAGTTCAAGGACGCATTTTTATTTAAGCAATGCGCAGGATTGGATTAGGGATTGATGAAGAGTAAGGAGGCAAACAATGGCTAAATTAATCAATGCACCGCACCTTGCAGATCAAATTCATGAACCTTACTCTGATATTTTTATTCTTGCTGGGCGTAAAGCCTGGCAAGCATTGGATAACGGAAAGGGTCAAGAGTGGCTCTTGTTATGTTCTTTAATTCACGGATTAGATAGAAATATAAAACCAGTTATTCTTGCAGAAAAACAGTTAGAGAATATTTCATCTATTCGCATAGTCAAAGAAGATCAACAATCAGTAAAACTTGTTCAATATGGTGAGCTGGCGCAAGCTGAAATAACGGCTATTTGCCAAAACTTAGCTAAAAACTCTGATGCAATAGATGTCAAACTTCTTGATGCTGCAGCGCAGACTAAAGAAGATTTAAGTGCTTATATTCAACGCTTACGCAATGATAAAGAGACAGCAGACCTCGCAGAGCAATTAGCACCGCCAGAGAAACTAAAAGAAAAAGACGGAACGAACAAAAAATCACGAGCCTTTCAAAAGTGGTTAAATTTAGATATGGCACTACAGCGTGGTTGCAGAGAAATCTATGCTTATGATGGCAAAACGTGGAATAAACAAGAAAATGATGACTTGGAAGAGAAGGCAGTTAAATTTCTTGATGAAAATGAATTTAACTATAGCGATTCTACAATAGAGCGGTTAATCAAGACATTAAAAGCCCAATTGCCAAGAATGGGAGAAATGTCTAACGATTTGATAGCCTTTGAGAATGGCGTGTTAAATCGCAATACAATGGAATTTGAATCGCATAATCGGCAAAACTGGCTAACCTCTTGTATTCCTCATAAGTATGATAAACAGGCGACAGATACGCCACTCTTTGACAAATGGTTGAGCTTTGTATCTGATGGAAACAAAGATAAAGCAAGAAACATTCTAGCTGTTTTATATGCAATCTTAACCAATCGTTATAACTGGCAAATGTTCTTTGAAATTACAGGAAAGGGGGGAAGTGGTAAATCTGTGTTTGCCAGTATCGCTACTTTATTGGCTGGTGTAAAAAACACTGCATCAAGTAATTTAGAAAAGTTTGATGATGAACGCGGACTATCTGGACTTGAAAATAAAACGCTGATTTTATGCCCTGAACAATCAAAATATGCTGGAGACGGCAGCGGTTTAAAATCTATCACTGGCGGGGATACTGTAAGGGTGAGATATAATTATCAAGATCCATTTGATGTAAAAATCACCGCCCTAGTTATGTTGATAAATAATAGACCTTGTTCATTTACAGAGCGTTCTGGTGGGGTTGATCGAAGACGTGTTATTTTTGACTTCAAAAAGATAGTACCAGAAGATGAACGCGATCCGCATTTTATGGATAAAATCACTCTAGAAGTGGGCGGAATTATTCGCAAGGTGTTTGATTCATTCCATGATCCAAATGATGCGAAAAAGGCTTTAAAAGCACAAATGGAAAGCCAAGAGGCCTTAGAAGTAAAAAAACTATCTGATCCACTTACAGACTTCTTTGGTTATTTCTACACGACAGAGCAAACAGATGGGCTTTTTATTGGTGTTACAAACATGGGATTAGACAAAATAAGGACGCACCTTTACCCAGCATATTTAGCCTATACAAAGGCGATGAATATCGGTGAATTAGGGCTGAACAATTTTGTAATTGGGGTTGAGCAAGCCTTAAAACAGAATGGCAATAAACATGATTTCATGAAGAGACATACCAAAACTGGACGCAGGACAAATATCCATTTTAAGGATTTTGATAGTTTTCGAAATGAAATGTTTAGTTAAAAATAGCGGGTTAAATCCCGCTTTTTTATTGAGTCTTCACCTTTTGGTGAAGACTTGGTGAAGGGTTGAAAGGGTAGTATTCATCACTTAAGATATTGATTTGTAAAGAGAAAACGCCAAAGGTGAAGAGGTGAAGACTAGAACCTATAAAAAACTTTTTTAATATACTAATTATAAATTCAAGTTCATTCCGCAAGATTCACAATAATCACCGATAAGCTGCATCACAGGTTTTCTTTCTTCTAAATAATTATATCGATTGTAAGTATTTTCTAAATCGTCCCCGCCTTCTAATAAATGAGAGAGAATAGTTTCAGATACATTGCGTTCAACTTTATGAGAGGCTAAGAATGTTTTAATAAACGCACGGATGCCGTGAGCAGTTAATTTATCTTTATAGCCGATATGTTTTAGAGCAACATTTACGGTTGCTTTATTCATGGGTTGATTTTTTGATGAGCGACCAGCAAAAACAAAAGAACTATTTTCAGAAAACAGTTTCATCACTTCTAACAGCTGAATTGCTTGTGAAGATAAAGGCACAGTATGCGGTCGTTTTTTATCTGCTTGTCCTTTCATTTTTTCTTTGGGGATATTCCACAACTTGTTATCAAAATCAATTTCTGACCATTCCGCATTTACCGCCTCTTTTGGGCGTAATGCCGTTAAGAATGACCAACAAATTAATAAATAGGTTTTTTTCCCTATACGAGCATTTTCTAAGTCTTGGAATAATTTTGAGAGTTCATCAAGTTTAATAGTGGGATGTGGCGTAGATGATTTTATATAGAAGTTTTTCACGGCCAATCTGCAGTTATGACTTTCTATGATACCTTTTGTTATCGCATGATCCATAATGGCACCGACAAGCTGATGTATTTTTTTGAGCGTGTTACTTCTATCTGCTATTTTTTCATAAATGCTAACTAACTCTTTTACTTTTATTTCTGATACATGCTTATCGCCAATATAAGGGAAGATATGATTTTTCAATCGTTCCCAATTCTTTTCTCGTGTTTCTGGATTTTTAGCTTTTTCTTTGTAAATACCATTAAAGTAACTTTCTGCAACAGAATGGAAAGTATCTTTTAAACGGTTTTCATATTCTTGTTGGATGCGTATTTTTTCTTCTTGTGGATCGATACCTTTCGCAAGTAATACACGATATTCTTCACGTTTAGCACGAGCATCTGATAATGATAATTCTGGATAACCGCCTAAGGCCATTTTTGTTCTTTTCCCAGTGAGTGGTCTAGCGTAGTTAAATCGCCAGCTTTTAGAACCACTAGGTAAGATTAGCAGCAATAAGCCCTCACCATCAGATAGGGTATATTCTTTCTCTTTTGGTTTAGCATTTTTGATTTCAGTCGGAGATAAAGGTTTTACTATTCTAGCCAT